CACTCGATGAAGTATCGGCGGATCTGGCGGCCTTTTTCGTTGCGCTCCACCATCGCCAGTTCTTTGGCTGTATCGAGAGTGAGGTGGTAGTCCTTACAAAGAACATTTTTACGCTTTCCAGTTTTGGAAAACGTTACGATATAATCCTGATTTTCAACGAATTCATAGTCTGCAATTCGTGATGTAATCCACGCTGCAAACACTTTCCCTACCCCAAGGAATGCGTGCAGATCGCGAGCATTGCAGAGCAGGGTGGTTTCGTTGGCGATAGCGCCGTTGAAAACGGGGATGAGTTGAGTTGCCATCACAGTTACCTCTAACGGTGAAATTCACCGCCACCACTGAGTTGCAAATCTCATATGGGTGGCGAACTGACGAGGTTTGCAATACCGGCGTTAGAGGAAACCGGCGCGCCGAAGCGCCCCCGCCAGCCCGCCATAATGCGAACGTGGCAAAGCTTGCGACAATAAAAAAGACGCTGCGCGTCTGGTGTCGCCCCTAACAATTCCGGGTTGCAAATCCCGATCTCCATTTGGGAGATTCGGTGAGCATAAACCGGAAGGGGGCGATGAGTCAATATCGGGGTAGCAGGGCGACTGGGTGCTAACCAGAACAATACAGGTAGCTCCGGGCATATTCCCCTTTGCAAAAACACCCGGCGTTTAACCGGGCGTCTGTGAAGCAGGATTAAATCAGTGCTTCAGCATCAGCACCTTCGCTGATATCGTCGAAATCGTCAGCGCTTGCCACTCCGCCGCCAGCAAATGCATCGCCGTCTCGCAGGAACTGGACTCCGCCGAGTGAGGCATTAATGCGTTTACCGAAATTATTGTCCTGTGCCCAGATATCGATAACGGCGTTTACATAGCACCCTGCATAGGGACGTCCATCAGCCTGAATCAGTGGCGAACGATCGCGATCAAGAACGGCCGGGCGCGCTTTGTTAGCAGCATTCAGGAAGAAATTGCCGGGAAAGCCTTCATACTCTGCTTTTTCATCACCATCATGCAGGCACAGATTGAGTTTTTTCTCCAGCTGGTTATAAATGGACTCCCACTTCTCCCCCCATTTTTCCTTCGCTACCTGCTTCATAGCTTTACGGATTTCTTCCAGTTGTGGGTGTTTGGGAGACATTAAAAATACTGCGGAGAAACGCGGATCGCCTTCGCCGTTTACAGTTTTAGCTTCAAACAGAGCAGGAAAAGCTAATCTCACGTTATTTAATTTAATCTTCATGAAAGTCTCCTTTAATCAGATGAGGTCTGCGGCGAGCGTATCGTCGGATACGTCGTCGAAATCATTTACAGGGTTGATATTGAGTGCGGGGCGTGGGTCCGACTCGGGAACGACGGTTGGTTTACCATCAGCTCGTGTTATCAGTGCCTCGACTTTTGACCAACGGCGCGGACTGGCCTTTTTGATAAGTTTTTCGGCTTTGGTTGGGCTAATCAGCTTAAGATCGAAAACCTCCTCGGTTTTATAACGGAACTGGTCTTTCAGCAGCGCGCGGGCGGCTTCTTCATCACTCCAGGCCCGGTTACCTTGTTTTCCTGTTACCAGTTTAAACCCCGGTACCGGATGTCCGGCATTGAGTTCATTGTGAACCCGGTCCCGTACTGCCTTTAGCCAGGATTCAATAAAGTCGGCCTGACTATAGATCTCCGCAAGCTGCTCAATGGTTAACAGAGGTACACGTGCGCTGGCATTGGTGATGATTTCGCTGACAGGCTTTGTCAGATCTTCAAAATCGCTGGCCGCTGTTTGTAAATGCTGCATTTTCTGGGCAGTGCAAATAGCTTTTGCTTTACAGAAGCGGCACTGTTTTTCTCCAGGTATGAAGTTTTCCAGCGGTAGTGTCTCAATGCCTTCGCATTCAGCAATATTGAGAACAAGGATCGCACTGGTTGCGGCCTCCAGTGCCCGTTCACCGAAAGACTGAAGCTCCTGTACGGTTAAAGACCATTCTGAAACGTGGTTGAGCCTTGGCTGGTGAATAAATAATCTTACAGTCTCAAAGTCATACAGCATGCTGAATTGTTCGAGAGCACCCAGAGCATACAGTTGTAGTTGCTCATTTTGTTCTGCATCAATGCGGACGCCTTTGCCATATTTCAGGTCGTGGATTTGTAATTCGTTACCAGCGATGATTATGCCGTCGGCAGTTCCGAAAGATTCTTCCACCCCCGTTATATGTGAGAAATCAACACGTTGTTCAACCAATAGTTCATTATTCTGTGCAAGAGTCCAGACCGTATCAACATACCGACCAACGGCTTCGACCATTTCATCATCCACCTGTGGGCCAGATGTATCATCAGGATTTTCGCGAAGGGGGTATGAGCCGAGAAACATAGAAACATTGCATCCGGCGTAGTGTTCCGGGTGGCTTTGCCTGTTTCGTAGAACTTTTTCAGCAAGCGCGTGCGCTGCAGTGCCCTCGATTGCAAAAGTTGTTTCTTTATCCGGTTGTGTGGCCTCCAGCGCCAGACTACCCGCACACCTTAGCCAACGATGTGCAGATGATGGTGATAATCGTGCATGAACATCAGGCATTCATGATCTCCTGAATGTGTTTTCGCCGCGCAGCTGCTGCGAGTTGTTTGGTGGGGAAATGACCGAGAGATTTGAATTTGCCGTTTAATCGTCCGTAGGCCTGCCACGGGTTTTTCTTACCTTCGCTGAACCGAACGCCAACCACTCCAGATTTATTTTTTCTGGTGTGAGAGTTAGCCCTGTTTTGTGAAAGAGAGGCCCAGCGAAGATTTACCGCCCGGTTGTCATCTCGACGACCGTTAATGTGGTCAACTTCAGGGGCAGATCCGGGAATAAATGCAGCGGCAACGAGACGGTGTATTTTGACGGTTACCTTTTTACCCGCTTTCCATAAGTCGGTGATGAGATATCCGTCTGCGTCATAGCGTGGTTTTAGTGACTTACCTTTAATGGGATAGGTGCAGCCAGAACCTTTGTTTAATACAGTTCTGTCGAGGCTTCTCAGGTTGCCAGCGTCTGAAATCTGGTAAATTCCTTCAAAGCCTGAAATATCCTTCCAGGCTTCCGGCATGATTAACCCTCCAGTGCTTTTTCAGCCAGGGTGATTACTTCAGCGAGATTTTCATCTGTTACTTCACCAAGTTTCCTGGCTCCCTGTTTTTCCAGAATTGCAATAGCTTCTGCCCGGTAACCCCCTTTTGCTAACTGGAGGATCAACCCTTCAGCTTGTTTGCGTAGTGCCGCGAAATCAATTGTATGGTCATCTTTGGCGTTATTATTCTGGCTGGAATTTGCTGCGTCTCTGCGTGCAAATTCTTCCTGCAGCTGAAGGTACTCAACACGGTTGATCTCGATATGGCCTTTTTTCAGCATCTCGTTCAACTTGCGTAAGGTGTGGAGTTCACTGGCTGCTGTGCCGGATACATTTTTGACGTAAAACGGCCCCGTGCGTTCTCCATCTTTGTTACTGGCCTTTTTCGGCTTAACTTCATCACGCCCATCTGCAGGTGCATCAAGTAGCTGCTCGGCAAAAGCACGTCGCTCGCCGATGGTTGGCAGGTCGTCCCAGAACTTAAGAATGTTACGGGACAGGTCCAGGAGAGCAGGTTTAAGCAGCGCCCTGGCTCGTTTGACGCCCTGTAATGCGCTGTCGAGAGCATCAATCTGAACTACTCGTTTATCGCCTTCAGCATCACGGTAGGCAACAGCACGTTGCAGCATGTCTTCTGTGATAGGGGTGGCTACCGGGTAGAAACCAGCCAGTGCGATAACGTCGCTGAACTCCAGATCATCCAGTGTCATTGCCGCTGACATGTTTTCAGCTTCAGTTGCTGTATCCCGACATTCCTGCACTCGTGAAATCGTGTCAGGATGCATAACAATACCTGATGCCATTGTGCGGATAAGACGTTCAAGCAGCGCATTATGTTGTGCCAGAAGTTGATTATTAAGTTCGAGACTGGTTTCTAAACTCATACTGTGGTCCTCGCTACAAGGAGAATGAAAGTGATGATCAGACCGAGCGCAGTGGCAACGGCCAGACCGGTCATCAAATCGAAGTTTTTACGGCGATAACGGAGAACATCGCGCCCCGTCAGTCGATGGATGTGTTCAGGTTTCATCGGTTGTATTCCTTTTTTCATATCGGGGAGCGCGCTGTTGCGAGTGCGCTTTCAGACATAAAAAAGCCCGTCACTTGAGGCGGGCAAAGGCTACACACAGCAATTACATAGATGATTCAGTTGGTATTGTGCGTACGAGGTACCACAAGGTTGAAGCGGACACGCCAGTACGTTGCAATGGCGTACAGGAAAGCACCACATTCAGGGCAGTGCTCATAACATTCGTTGATTTGGTATCGTTCAGGCTTTGGTGCCTGAAGTTGTGCTTGGCAAGCAGGGCATTCACCTTTGAGCGGTTTATATGTTTTCACACCGTTTCCTCATTCAGTTCTCTTTGGTGGTTCGGCTGCTGCGGTCTGAGCGTTTTACTTGTGCATGATGTTTTCCTCCATTGGTTCAGACGCCCCATCATCGGGGCGTTTCAATTTGCGTGACTTATCAGCTCGTCGCGGTGTTGTCCTCTACGCTTACCGTACGCATACGGACTCGGCGCTTACCTCGATCCCATCGGGTGCTATTTCGTTTTGCCAGGAGTACTGCGGCTTACCTGTCACGCGGTTCAGTTTGTTAAAGAGCGATTACTTATTGCGATTAAAAATACAAGCAAACCTGTAAACGCGTCAACAGGTGTTTTGGTAAAAAATGCATTATTAACCTAATTACTTGTTTTTACAGGTAATAAAAAAGAGGGCCTAAGCCCTCTTTGTTTAGTAGTCAGGATGCGATTATCTTTTTCTGCGGAATATGCGATGTTCTACCATTGTCCCTATGATCTTAATTGGTTTTTCCCAGGAGCGACAAATAGGGTAATCACTATTCAATGGAACAAGTTCAAAGTCTTCCTCACCCTTAGCGCCAATCCCTACCGGGCGGTATTTTTTGAACGTTGCTTCGTGGCTACCGTTACATGCCGCAACGAATTCACCAGGAGTAGGGTATACGTCAGTGTCAATTATAACGATGTCCCCCTCTTTAAATTCAGGTTCCATTGAATCCCCACGTATACGTAGCGCAAATGAATTTTCTGATAGCTCAGCCGTGGTGAGAATGTATTCGAAATCACCTTCTTCACGAAGTAGCTCAGCGCTTGTGAAAGCCCCTGCTTGTACGTAGCTTAGAACAGGCACCCTTCGGGCTCCGTAGTTGAAATCTGTAACAACATCGCCCCCAAGAAGTAGCCATTTAGGATCGCATTCAAGAGCTGACGCTAAAGCAAGAAGATTGCGTGGTTTAAGTGTTTTCCCGTTCTCTATAGCTTCAATCGACTGCTGGCTAATGCCCGCTCGTTTCGCAACTTCGACCTGAGTTAAGTTTAGTTCTGTTCTGCGTTTTTTAGCTCGGTTGGCAAGATTCATGTTGACTCCTTTTCTGTCATTGATGATTACAGATACTTCTGTATTTGACAAACAAGGTTGCCTGTGAGGTAATTACAAGTAAACCTGTAATAATGAGGGCTTACTCAATGACCAGTTCTACCCTTGCTTCACGTATAAAGGAGCGCCGCAAAGCTTTAGGTATAACCCAAACTTCATTGGCTGAAAGTGTTGGCATGCGCCAGCAGTCTGTTCAATACCTTGAGTCCGGACGCGCCACACGTACCGGTTTCATCCTTGAATTGGCAAAAGTTCTGAAATGCGATCCTGACTGGCTATTAAACGGCGAAAATTCAGAGCAGCAAAAGGTGTAACCCATGCCTGATAACAAACCCTGGGGAGCTACGCCCGATGAGTGGTTCCACTTCGATCTGGTATTGGGGATGACAGACAGGCTTTTACCTGTGGTGTCCAATCCCTGTGCAGAACTGTCGCCTAATAGCAAGCTGTCTCATAATTTCGGCAAAACTCCCAGTCGCTACAATGGCCAACGTAAGGTTGTTGGTATCCCCGACTGGGCTAACTATGTTGTTACGGAAAACGATTTTGCCCGGTGGTCGAACGAACCCGATTACGGTATTTGCGTTCGTACTGGCGACGGGGTGGTGGCTCTGGACTGCGATATCAATGACGCCGGGATGCAGGAGATCGTACGCAATATTATCCTGTCATGCCTGGGGGAACTTCCGCCACGTCGCTGGCGGGCTGACAGTCATAAATGCCTGTACCTGATTGCTGTTGATGGCGACTACCGTAAACGTGGTCACCGCTTGGAAGGCGAAAACAAACAAATAGAGCTGCTCGCTAAGGGCCAGCAGTTTGTGGCTTGTGGTACCCATCCGGCAGGCGAACGTATTCAGTGGGACTGCGGTTTGCCCGGTGAACCTCTGAAAATTACATCTGAACAGCTCGAAAGCCTGTGGCAGCGTCTGGCGGATAACTTACCCGTGAAAGATAGCTATACCGCAGGTGCGGGACGTCAGCGTGACCTTTCCTGTGTTGATCCTTCCGCGACAGATGATGTCGCCGACTGGCTTGACGCGAACGGGTGGACTCTGTCGGTCAGCTCTGATGGTTCCCGCAATCTGAAACCGTTTCGGTATGAGTCAGAATACAGCAACGGTTGCAGCGAAACATCCATTAAGTATTTCCCAAAAGGGACGGGGGGATTTGAACAGGGACATTTTAAAAGCATGCACAACACCGATGCGGGGCTTACTGATGCCGACTGGCTGGAAGGCTACGGCTATACGCAATCCCTGTTCGAAGATCTCACGGTGGCTGAAGATGGCGATAAGCCTGGATTTACCGATATTAATACAGATATGACAGCTCATTTTCTGGAACGCTTTATCTACGTCATCGAGGGTGACCAGGTATGTGATCTTAGCCGACCGCCATATCAGTGCATGATGGATATGAAGTCGTTCAAAAACCTGATGGCGCCTTACCAGTTCCCGCCAGAAGGGAAAGGGCAACCAATTCCCGCAACCAAACGGTGGATAGAGCATCGGCATAAGAAGATTGCTGAGACGACAGGCTATAAGCCCGGTGCGGGACGTATTATCGAGCGTTTCGACGGGCGGTTTGAGATAAACGAATTTTATATGCCTGAGCATCCACGTACAGCGGATACAAGTAAGGTGTCCACGTTCCTTAATCATATGGCGTATCTGGTACCTGATGCCTGGCAGCGCGAGTTTTTCATCGCCCGTCTGGGATGGATGGTTCAGCGTCCGGAGCGTCGATGCCCGATTTCTATTCTGCATGTGGCTACCGCACATGGTACGGGCAGAGGATGGGTCAGCCAGTTAATGGAGCGCGCACTTGGTCCGTGGAACTGTGCTCGTACTCGCATGAAGATCCTGTGCGATAACCAGTTCCATGACTATCTGTACAATACGCTTCTATGCACCATTGACGAGGTGCGCGAAAACGATAAGCGGTATGAGGTGAACGATAAGATCCGCGATGTACTGACAGAACCACGGTTTGAAGTGAACCGCAAATATGGCAGCAAAAAAACGATGGATATATACACTGGCTTTCTGTTCTACACCAACCACTTTGATGCGCTGGCGCTGCCAGAGGAAGACAGGCGTATCGCTGTGCTTGGTGGCCCTGACTTCGCCGCAACTGAAGAGCATTACGCCAGCCTGTACGGTGCGCTAAGCGACAGCGACTTTATCGCCCAGGTGTACTGGTATCTGATGGGCGTTGACCTGTCTCGCTTTAACTGGCAGCGCGCCCCCGAGACGAAAGAACGCCTTCTGATGATTGAAAGCAATAAGAGCGATGTGGAGGCTGCTCTTATTGAAATCCTGGATAATCCGCCTGTGCCAGCAATGACTTATCAACAAATTGTTAACGCAATACTGGCAGAAGCAGGAATGGATGTAGAAATTAACCAGAAGCACATAACAAAGCTATTGCGAGAAAAAACAAAACGTGAAGCAGTGAAACTAAAAGTGGACGGCATGACTGTTCGCATGTGGTTACTTGTAAAAAATACCGATTTCAGCAACGAAGAATTGCGTGAAATATATAAAAATTGCGAAATTTTGCAATCTGGATTGTAAAAAGGTGGCAGTAAGGTGGCAGATAAACGACTAACTGCCACCAGGTAAAGATCAATCAAATCAATTGGAAGCGGTGAAAAGGTGGCAGGTGGCAATAGAATTTAAAACTATATACGCGAGAACTTATATTTTATGTATTATGCGATCTCTTATGTATATAGAACTAAAACTATCTGCCACCCGCCACCCAAATAGCCCGGCACCTTACGTGGTGTGCGTTTCAGGAGGTGGCAGATAGCTATTTGAGTGCCACCTAACTGCCACCCGGAAATTAACTTGAAAAAATTAGCAAATAACTAAATGAGGATACGACGATGTCAAAGATATTCCGCCAATGTATGCCTTACGGTATCCGCAAAACAGCTGAGGGGGCTTGGGAAGCATTCAACAGAGACTACCAGCCCTTAGGGGAGGCTTTTTTCTTCAAAAGAGCACTAACGCAGGCCACTCGAGATGTGTTAGCGCCACCGCCGGTAACTCAGCGAGACGACTGTGTATGGCTGTATAGCGACATCGAGCACCCGATGCACTCTGAGGCTTACTGGAAAGCGTATTGCCAGCGGCTTAAACATCTTTCTAACCTCAAAATGAAAGATGAACGGTAAGTAGCAAAACGTAGAGGCCAGCGTTATGCGTAGAGATATGCAACTTGTTCTGGAGCGGTGGGGGCGATGGGCGGCGAGCGAGGAATACTGTTCAATGGTTGACTGGCCCTCAATGTCGGTTACTTCCCGGGACGTAACCGACAGTGGCAAACCCGGTTGCTCTGACGAGGACGGAGCGGTGATTGATACCTGCATCGCGCATATGAGTATGGTTTGCCCGTACGATGATTTGCTGATCCTGGGGTTACGTTTTATAGGCGGCCTCTCAACGCGTGCAATTGCTGAGGCGATAGACCGTAGTCATCTTAGCGTACGGACATCCCTGAAGGCGTCTGAAGCATTTCTGGAAGGAGCTCTGACTCTGCAGGGAGTAAGGTTGGATATGGATCCTGAAGTTGTACTACCTGAAAGGGTTGTGTGCGCACAAAAAAATATGTTATGGTTATAACGTCTATAATTGTATGCTTACTGCTGAAAGGTTCCGATAACACCGGAACCTTTTTTCTTGTCTTCTGCTGGGAAAAATTAATAAAACAGGAAAGAAAAACATGACATCGCACTGGTTCAGTGTCAGCCAGTGGCAGTTACCAAACGAGGATGATTACAGAAAACTTCATGCGTTGTTAGCTCAGCCGGACAGAGCAATTGCCTTCTAAGCAATCGGTCACTGGTTCGAATCCAGTACAACGCGCCATACTTATTTTTTCTGGCTCGCTTTTGCGGGCCTTTTTTATATCTGCGCCGGGTCTGGTGCTGATTACTTCAGCCAAAAGGAACACCTGTATATGAAGTGTATATTATTTAAATGGGTACTGTGCCTGTTACTGGGTTTTTCTTCGGTATCCTATTCCCGGGAGTTTATGATAGACTTTTCGACCCAACAAAGTTATGTCTCTTCGTTAAATAGTATACGGACAGAGATATCGACCCCTCTTGAACATATATCTCAGGGGACCACATCGGTGTCTGTTATTAACCACACCCCACCGGGCAGTTATTTTGCTGTGGATATACGAGGGCTTGATGTCTATCAGGCGCGTTTTGACCATCTTCGTCTGATTATTGAGCAAAATAATTTATATGTGGCTGGGTTCGTTAATACGGCAACAAATACTTTCTACCGTTTTTCAGATTTTACACATATATCAGTGCCCGGTGTGACAACGGTTTCCATGACAACGGACAGCAGTTATACCACTCTGCAACGTGTCGCAGCGCTGGAACGTTCCGGAATGCAAATCAGTCGTCACTCACTGGTTTCATCATATCTGGCGTTAATGGAGTTCAGTGGTAATACAATGACCAGAGATGCATCCAGAGCAGTTCTGCGTTTTGTCACTGTCACAGCAGAAGC